TTATTAGCTGCTAAAGATAATCCATATGCATTCTGTGCATTCTGTTGATTAACTGCATTAATAGCTGCTGTATTTGCTGTATTAATTTTTCTTCTCCACTCAACATTTGATTGAGCTATTAATAAGGAATTTTTAGCATTAAATTGTTCTCTTGCAAAATCTTGAGTTGCATTAAACTGACTAACTTGAGTAGTTAATTGAGCATTTAATCTTCTATTTTCTGCAAGATTTTGAAATCTTCTTGCTTCTGCAGCGTTTTGAGCTGTAGCATTAAATTGTTTAGAAGCATTTATTTGAGATGTATTAAACTGATCTACTTGAGCTTTTAAATTAGTCATGAATTGATTAGTTTGTTGTTCATTTGTAGCATTAAATTGTAATGAAGCATTAACAGCACTTTGATTACTTAACATATTTTGTTGGTTTAATTGTGCTGAAAGAACGTTACTTTGTTGCTGATTACTTAAATTACTTAAATCCATTTGTAAAAAAGATCTAGCATGTTCAATGCCTAATTTTGTATTTTGATCAGCTTCTGCTAAATTTCTTTGCGCCATTAAAACAGCATCTTGTACTACTGCTTGTTGTCTATGATCAGCATCTGCAATACTTGCAGTTTGTAAAAATTTACTATTATTAATTGCTCTTTGTTGATCTGCACTAAATTGAGCCATATTCATTTGAAATACATTTTGAGCATTAAATAAAGCTGTCTGTTGTGCCATTTCAGCATTTTTTAAAGCTGCGTTGGCTTCGATTGATCTTTCTTGATTAATACTTGCTTGTAAAGCTTGGGCATTAGCTTGAGCTATAGGTAAAGCAGATGTAATAATTGCGTTAAGTAACGAATCTCTACCAACAGTAGAAGCTGATAGACCACGCTGAGCTAACATTTGTTCTACTGCTGCAACAGCAGGACTAGCCCACGTAGGAATTTCACCTTCTTCAATGCCTGAAAGTAAAGTATCTATTTGATTTGAAACTAAAGCTTGTTCAGGCAATCCTGCTACAAGACCTCTTTGTTGTTCTGTAAATTCAGTTAACTTAGATTCAAAATCTTCAGGATCACTACCAAGATTATTAATTTCTGCTTCAGTTAAACCAGCCTTTCTTAATTGTTTTTTAGCTCGTGTAATTTTTGCTAAAGATGTACCAGCTACTTTTAATACAGGAGCTATAGCTGTGTTACTAATAGTTCCAACAACTCTTTCTTGCAAAGCTCCTTCACGAATGTTTACTGTAGCTGCGTCTATTGAAGAAGTAGCCTGAACACCAGCAGCTTCAGCTAGTTTTTGAGAAACTTCAGGTGAAACATTTCCACTTGCTGCTTCGACAATTAAATCTTCGGGAACTTTAGCTAAATCAGAACTAGCTATTTTTGCAGCATCAAATTCTGTTGGTTCTGCTGATGTTGCAACATTTTCTATTATTGAAACAGTTTCTTTATCTTCAGCATTTAAGATAGCCTGACCGGCTTTAGCTTTGTCTTCTTCAGTAAACTCTTTAATTTTAGCTTCTTCAGGAGAAATAAAAACTGTTCCTTCGGTTTCTTCTAAAGCTTTAGGTTGGTCAATTTTTGGAAGAGTATCCGGTATAATTCCTCTAGACATATCTTGAGCTGTCTTACCAGTCTCAATCATTCTAGCCCTACGTTCTTGACCAAACTCTGCTTCTTGTTCTTCTTGAGGTAACTCTCTAATACGAGCTGCTTCTTCGGCTGCTAATTCTTCAGGAGTTTTTGGTGTAGGTGCAGGAGTCGGTGCAGGAGTCGGTGCAGGTGTAGGTGCAGGAGGATTTATATCGGGGTCTTCTCCCGGTACTGTAGGTTCAGGATCACTACCATTAACTTCTTCGTATTCTGTTTCACCTCTTCCCGGTCCACCACGCTGTAAAGCTACACGACCACCACCACGATAGTCTGCTCTAACAACTTTAGAATGTGCTCTGCCACCGTGATATTTTTTATTACGTTTTTTTTGTTGTCTTTTTTTTGCCATTCGTTTTTCTCGTTTTGCGTTTACCTAAAGTAATGATAAGAATAGAATCTGAAGGACCACACTTATGTTTCTTCTTACCTTTCATATCTATTTTACTCCAAACAGTCTATCAAGTTTTTCATCCATCTTTTTAATTCTATCCATGATGTCCTTTATTCCATCTTTTAATTCAAATCTTGTAACATACTCTTTAGCTATTTCTTCTCTTGTCTTATTCATAAGTATGTCAACTCTTTTAATCTCTGAAGAGTTTTGTCTTATACTTATCCATAGAGGAGCAAGTACTAGAGTTATAAAAATATTCCAAACAATGTAGGGTGATAGAAATTCCATTTATCAACCCTCTAATGTTTCTATTCTAGATTCTAATTCTTGTATTGATTTTACTAAATGAGCTACGATAGCTGTAACATTAACTGCTTTTTCATCATCTGCTCCATATACTTCTTTTGGTAAAATATCATCAACCTCTTGAGCTATAAATCCTGCTCTACCTGTTTGATGAGGTTTCTCTGAATCTTTCCAATCAAAACTTCTTGGTCTTAATTGTTTAATAATTGAAGTACCACCTGAAAGGTCTGATATATTTTCTTTTAAAGCTTCATCTGAAGTATCGTTAAAGTCTCCACTAAATACTCTATTAGTTAAAAGAGTATTATCATCATGTTTATATCTAATATATCCTGCATCAGCACCTGCACCACCTGTTCCATCTGAAAAGAATATATAGTTATAGCCATCAGTAGCACTAAATAAAGACATTGAACCTGTAGAAGTTGCACCAGTACCAACTACAAGCATTGGTGTAACAGTAGCTCCTACATCAGTTCCTTGTCCTATTAAAAGATTACCTGAAGAATTAAGTCTCATTTTTTCAGCATTACTCGTATAGAAATTTATTGTGTCTGCTGTTTCAAAATCAATTTTGGTTTCATCATCTTCACCTATCTTAATATCCGTAGCTAATAAAGATGTAATACCTGTTTGGGCAGCATCTACTGTAAATGTTAAATCATAAGGGTCTCCATCTGAGCCAGTAGAAGTATCTGTCCAGTTTGTAGTTACACCTGAACCAATAAACTTAACTTCTTTTGCATTTGAAATAGCTACTTCTGTGCCATCATCATCTTCTAATTGAAATGAAGTCATACCACCACTTGCAGCATCTTCCCAAGCCACCCCACTTCCTGTTGAAGTAAGTACTTGTCCGTCACTTCCTTGTGCACCACCAACTGTTAAATTATCTGTTTCTAACACACCATCAATATCTACGTTACCACTTATATCTAAACTTGCAGCATCGACTTCGCCTGTAACTGTTATTGAATCAACGAATGCATCTTTCCAACGCACTCCAGTAGTTCCTAAATCTACATCACTATCTGATTGTGGTCCAAAGATATTATCGGCTACATATACTTGTTCTACATTTGCTGCATAGAAATGAATTTCATCTGCTGTTTCAAAGTCTATTTTAGTTTGGTCGTCTTCACCAATCTTAATATCTGTTGCAAGTAAAGATGTAATTCCTGTTTGTGCTGCATCTACTGCTAAGTCAACTGTATTATCACCGTCTTGGTATGTTACTGTAATACCCGATTCAGTATTACTTGAGAACATAGCACCTGCTGTATCAGCTATATATTCTGCTAAAGTTGTACCGTCTACTGTAATTGCATCAGCTTCTAAAGTTCCGTCAATATCAGCGTTTCCTGATATGTCTAAAGAACCAGCATCTAGCTCTCCACTAATAGTTAGTAAACCACTTGAAGGATTATAAGTAAGTCCAGTATCTGTTTCTATTCCTTGTGTGCCTGTTGCACCATCTACAAATGTTGGATAAACAGTTTCATCTGTTGAATTATTAGCTGAAGCAGTTACACTTGTTGCAATTGCAGCAGTTCCTGAAGTATCTTGGTTTAATGTTCCTATAACAAAATCTAGGGTATTATCCCCATCTTCGTAAGTAACTGTAATATTTGTTTCAGTATTACTAGATACCATAGCTCCTACAGTATCAGCAATAGTTTCAGCTAGAGTAACTCCACCAATAGTTATTGCGTCAGCCTCTAAAGTTCCATCAATATCAGCATCACCTGATATGTCTAAACTTGTTGCGTCTACTTCACCTGCTACTGTTAGAACACCACTTGTTAGTGTCATTAAATCAGTATCTGATGTGTGTCCAATAGTTGTACCATTAATAATAACGTTATCAACTGTTAAAGTTGTTAAAGTTCCTAAGCTTGTTACATTTCCTTGGGCTGCAGTATTTAATGTACCTGCTAAAAGTGTAGTAGTTAAAAGACCACTTGAAGGATTATATGTTAAACCTGTATCACTTTCTGCACCTTGCGAACCTGTAGCTCCATCAACAAAGATAGGATATACGGTTTCGTCTGTACTATTATTTGCAGATATTGTAATGTTATCAGCAGTACCTGTTGTGTCTTGGTTAAGAGTTCCTACAGTAAAATCAAGAGTATTGTCTCCATCTTCGTAGGCTACAGTTATTCCTGACTCTGTATTAGAGCCAACCATTGCACCGACTGTATCGGCTATGTATTCATTAAGAGCTGTTCCGTCTACTGTATAAGCATCGGCTTCAAGTGTTCCATCTATGTCTGCATTACCTGATATGTCTAATGTAGCTGCATCTAGTTCACCTGATATAGTGATATTAGTACCACCTGTTATAGCACCATCCATTGCAACAGCACCATTAATATCTATAGTAGTAGCAGTAAGTTCAATTTCAGTATCAGATACTAAGTCTAGTACTCCGTCTGCTGATTGGTATATATAAGTACCTGAATCACCGAATTGTAATTGGTCAGTACTTGAAAGAAGTAAGCCTGTGTCGGCTACGTGGGTTAGAGAGACATCTTGGTCATCTCCAAAGTTTATAACTGCTCCATCAGCTAAAAATAAATCACTAAATTCTAATGCACTTGTTCCTAAAGCAGCACCATCAGATGCATCAGGTACAAAAGCTGTAGTTGCTGTTATAGTTGTGCCTTGAATTGTACTAGAACCTGTGACAGCTCCTGTAACTGCTAGAGTACTTGATAGCGTAGTAGCTCCAGTAACTCCAAAAGTTCCTGCTACTGTACCATTTACATCTACGTCAAGTGTATCAATATGTGCAGTACCATCTATGAAAAGATCTTTAAATTCTAAAGAGCTTGTACCTAAATCTATATCGTTATCTGTTACTGGTGATATAACACCATCAGAAATTCTAATCTGTTCTACTGCTGCAGAAGATACTTCTACAAATACTCCCCATCTATTGTTTGTACTATCTGCAACTATCTTATTTAAAAAATCTAAATCACCTATTGTATGAACACTACCACCCTGTCCGGCAGAACCATCATGTCTATGTCCTGTAGTACTAGCAGAGCTTGATGAGTATGCAAATGCATTAACTAATTGATTATATTCATTATTAAATAAAGCTGCTGTAATGGTATCCCCATCACTCATTGAACTTTGTCGTGTGTAACTATATGCCATTATTTTCTCCCTGAAGGTTCATAGTCTATATATATTCCGTTTATTGTGTAAGGTGAGTTTTGGTCGTCACTAAATATTCTAAAATAATTACTGTGTCCACTTCCCTCTACTACTTGTCTTGTTATTGGGTCTGATGCTGCTCCAAATACATGTCCAGCCGAAGTTCCAAAAACTGCTGTTCCAAACAACGAAGGTTTATCTACTGATAAAGTATAATCAGAAGGCTGTGGTGAATCTGAGTCATCATAGTTGTATCTAATTCTTAATTTAGTAGATACTGTTCCTTCCGGTGTTGCTGAAATCTTAACATATTTTAGGGTTTTTAAAGTTCCTAAATCTCCATAATCTAAATCGGGTGTCTGATATTCTGCTACAATATTAGCGTCAGCACCTGATGCGTTTATTAAATTGTCTCCTGTATCGTGGTTATAAACTTTCCCATTATAATCTCCATGATAATGTTTCTCAACTCCACTAGAATTAAATCCTGAAGTTACTGCTGCACTTGCATCTATTCCTTTAGTTTCAGACCATTGAAATTCTGTAAAACCTTGTGCGTTTGTTTTTAGTGTTCCTATAATTCCTTCAGATGAATCACCTGTGGAACTAGAACCGTAATATAACCGGTATTGCGATTTGTCTCGAATAACAATACTACTTACATTATAAGTTCCTATATTATCTGCAATGTCTTTCATTACAGGTTGTATAGCTCTACTAACAGTTCCTAACTCAACGTCTCCAATTCTTACTGTACCTGCTAGAGTTCTTATACCATCGGGTGCTAGAAAAACTAAGTCACCACCAATCTCTTGAATACTTCTACCATCTAAACAACCAATATTTTTAGTAATAGGTTCTACTGCTATTGTAGATGAATTATTTATGTTACTTAATTTCCAAATACTATTTCGACAGAATATTATTAAGTCTTCTCTAAAACTTCTTAGTCCTACAACTTGGTCGTCTAATATAATAGTACCCGAACCAGTAGATGAAAAATCATCTATGTCGTTTGTACCACTATAATGAATCCCATTAGGTTCTGTGCTTGAACCGGCTACTACTAAATGCTTATCGTGTATTGTACAAAACTTTGGATAAACTGAACCATCAACTGTAATTTCTTTAGCAAAATAAGTTCTATCACTTAATGCTCCACTACCTGTCATTTTGAAGTAAAAAGGTTTTACACCTGACCCTTCATCAGTAATTATTACTTCACCGTAAGTTGTGTCACCTTCATAGGTTGCAAAGTGTGCTAAACCTTGTGATGTTCTAGCTGCAGCACTACGACCTGTAAAAGTACTATAGTTATCTCCACCACCTGCTACACTAGCTCTATTAATTTGTAGCCAAGTAATACCGTCTAGTGTAAAATATACGTTAGTACTTGAACAAGCTATTACACCATCTGCGTATACATGTAATCCTAATATATCATTATCTGTACTGGGATTAGCTGCACTTGAGCCACCAAAGGCTGAAAAGCCATTAATTCTTCTATAACCACCAGCCACATCAACTTCAAAATTTCTTAATCTTGTAGCTGCTCCGGGTCTACGAAGTAACTCAAAAGAGCTAGAAGACTTATCTAGTCCTCCTTCACATGCTAATGCGTATGGTTGTGATGCCATTATATATGATCCGTTGACATATATGTAGGTACTGGATTTAATAAAGCAGAACGCATTTTCTTTAATCCTTCTTTATAATCTTGTAAAGCAAAAGCTGCGTTTTGTGGAGAATCTTTAAACTGATGAAAATGATACCTTGCTCTAGCCATTAATACCGGTGTAAACACATCAGGAAATACTATCGCATCGTCATGTGCAGATAATGCTGTAGGTAAATCCCAAGCAAAGAACCAAACTCGATAAACTTTATCGGGTATTGGACTTACTCCAAATTTTCTAGCATCGGGACTACGAATAATAAATCTAGGTTCTCCGTAGTTTTGAGAGTCTGCATCATCAATATTTTCTTGTTCTCTTAAATGATCTTTCCATTCTTCTGTTGTAATAAATTTTAAGTTTCTACTTGTATAAGGAGAACTTGCTCCGCTTACACCTATAGTAGTAAGATAAAAATTATCCCAATCTATAGAACCATAATCATTTATTAGGCTTGAGCTCGAGGATTTTAATTCATACCAACGAGTTCCTGCCACAGTCTCAACATATACATTACCATAAAAAGGGTCTGTAGCACCACTTTCTCCTGTTGCTAAAAATCCCCATTGGGGTTCTGCCATAACTATATCGTTGTATGCTCTATTGATACAAGATTGAGCATGTCCTTGAATTCCAACTGCAGCACTAAAATTAGCTGAAGTTAAAACAACTTCGTTTAATTCTCTGAGCAGTTCATTTGTTAATGTTAAATATGTTGTTGCCATTAGTCTTCTCTATTAGTTAGTTAGGTTTTGCCTTGCTCATAGCTTTTTTAGTACAATATACTCCACCCTTTTTCATACCTTTTCTTTTAGCTTTCTCGTAATCTGCAAATCCTTTTTTGGTATAAGGATAATGTTTTGCTCCTAATTTGGGCATTATGTTTAACTATCTTTTTTTGTTTTTGTTTGTGTCTTTTTAGGTTTGCTAACTGTTTTAGGTTTACTTGCTGTAAAACTATTTGTAGTATTCTCGCTTACCTTTTTCTTTTGTGGAAATAATGGTTTTAACCATTTTCCCATTCTAGCATCAAAGTTTTTTTTAAACTCTTCTAACCATATTTGAAATCCTATTATCATAATTTCTCCTAAAATTAAAGTTCGGGAGAGTCGGTGAAGACCCTCCCCACTTTAGGATAATCAATAAAGATTACCCTTTTGTGCCATAATAATTAATCGGGTAATACACCTAAATGTAAAAACTCGACTAAATAAGTCACAGTTGTAGCTGCCGTTGCAAGATTATTTGCTAAAGGTTTTAGCCTTATATACAGTGTACGAGCTGATGAGCTATACAAAGTAGATGCAATAACGATTGCTTCCGAAGTAGCAGGACCACCTACAACACCTGCGGTTACACCAGTACCTACAAAGGCATTGGCTGCGTGACCGTGTGAATTTTGAATAACATACAAAGGTACATTAGCTGTCCACGTTACTGCTGAACCACCATCATCTAAGATAGCTTTTTCATCAATAATCTGACCACCACCTGCTGCAGTTCCTAAATCGAAATCAACATCATCGCCTGAAGCTCCTGCTGTAACAATGTTACCTGCTGGAATTGCGATAAGATTACGAATAATAGTATCTGCTGGTTGTGTAAATGAAACATCATAAGTTGCGTCAGCAGTTACTGCAATAGTTCCTGTAGTAGCTGAAGTCCATGAATGAACTGAATTATCAGCAAGTCCACGAACATCGCTTACTTTTGCTGAGTTTCG